TTAACACGCACACAGACGTGTCCCGGACACCTGTGCAGCACTCCCACGGGTCAGCAGCAGCGCGGTCTTCTTGGCCTGTGCGTATGGCAGGTGGGCGAGGCTCTGCGCCTCGACGTCAGAGGCAGCCACCGCGCCGCCGATGCCGGGCGGCAGGTGGGACGCCTGGATCTCCGAGCCCGTGCACATGACGACGCCGCGGGCGATGGCGTTTTCGAGCTCCCGGACATTGCCCGGCCAGTTGTGGGTCATGAGCGCCTGGCGCGTCTCCTCGCTGAACCCGGTCACCGCCCGCTTCATGCGGCAGGACTTTTTTGAATACAAGCCACAGTTCAAGTTAATCATAGCCGGGAATGACCGTCCCGCGCTGAAAGATGTAGATGAGGCCATGAAACGCCGTCTGCACCTTGTCCCCTTTACGATAACTATTCCCCCTGAGAAACGGGACCACAACCTGTCGGAGAAGCTCGCGCAAGAATCTGACGCTATCCTGCGCTGGGCTGTTGAGGGCTGCCTGGCATGGCAGAAAGAAGGCCTTAACCCGCCTGCCTGCGTCCTAGACGCTACGGACGAGTACCTGGAGTCACAAGACACCTTGGGCCGCTGGCTAGATGAGGAATGCGAGCTGGATATTAACGCCTCTGCCCCCACCGAGGAGCTCTTTCAGTCCTGGAAAATGTGGACCGAAAGGCTTAGCGAATACACCGGCTCGGTCAAAAAGTTCTCGGAGGACCTGCAGAAACGCAAGTTTAAGCCATCCCGGACCAGCAAGGCCCGTGTATTCCTGGGCCTCAGGCTTAAAATCAAGCAGGGCCAGGACGATTTCATGGCGAGGAGCCACTTCCCCAATGAAGAATGACGGATGTGACGGGTCTGTACATATGGACGTTCCGCGTGCGCGTGCGCGGGTGACGGAGTTAACCAGCAAACCCGTCATATCCGTCACTAACACAGTTTTGGCGGTTCTCGGGCACACACGACATAGTTACATGGCCCGCACAGATACCGCCAATAATTTAACCAGCATATGAAAAAGAAACGCAAGCACCAGGGGTATGACCAGAGAGAATGCCAGAACTGCGGGAAGAAGTTCACCCCGGCCTTCCCGCACCAGTGGCTCGACACCCCGGAGTGCCGTAAAGAGTGGGACCGTGAATACATCCGGAAATACCAGAAGGAAAGCCGTAGACGAATGAGACAGGCGCTAGAGGACAGCACCCCGTTATGAAAAAAGGTCCACAGAAACATTCCAGCGAGGTAATCCAGTCGGCTATCGCCAAATTCGAGGGTGGCGCTTCGTTAAGCAATATCGCCCGCGAGATTGGAGTAGAGAAGTCCACCGTTAAATACTGGCTGGACCATGCCAACAGGTTTGCTGGAGAGTCCCATACCAGCCCGCTTACGTCCAGGATACAGACACGCCTTACCCGTGAATCCTGGGACCTCATATTTTTATCGCTCAAGGAGATCCGCAGGAAGCTGCCTGAAGCCTCTATACGCGACCTTGTTACGCTGATGGGCGAACTCTTCGACCGGCAGGCACAGTTCGGCAAGGCATTGGGCAGCAACACTGTACCAGAGAAGGTGTTGGAAAGAACTGAGGAGCTCAAGGTTACCGTACAGCGCTTCTTACAGAGCAAAGAAACCGTGACGACTCCCACCCCTTTAGCCAGCCTGAGTGCGGACGGTGTTAAACCGATTGATGTCCAGGACGTGACCGAGGCCGAGATTGCACCAGAAGCGAGCAAACCTGAGCAAACCAATGACAAATAGCCCACGAATAACTGGATTGAATGCCGCATTATATCTAGTAATTCCTCGTCGGGGAGAAGCTGAGAATAGCCGCCGGGGAAATAGCGTTAATTTCAGACCGTCAAGTGCGTATGCTCCCCTTTCGGATTTATTTAGCACGAACAGAGACCCTGTCTCCAGATTTTTAGTTGTGCGAAACACCCCAATGAGAAATAGCCCGCACGAAGTTCGCACAAACAGGCAGATTCTCCGCACAGAGGATTACAGAGCTTAATGGACCACTCACAACGGCTGGAAAACCTGTTTTTCTTCGCAAAAGAGGTGCTTGGGTACAAGCAGCTCAGCGAGCTTCATCTCTCGTGGTTCGACATACTCCTGCGCGAGAAGCACGTGATCCTGCTGGCCCCGGTTGGCCACCTGAAGACGACCGCGTGCACTATAGCTTATCCACTATTCCGACTGACTGAGGATAACAACCTCCGCTGCCTCTTGGTTAACGAGGTCCTGGACAACGCTAAAGGCTTCCTACGGGAGATAAAGGGCCATCTGCTCCAGAACCCTCGCTTCCGTGAGATATACGGGCACCTCGACCTGGCTGCGGACTCTTGGACGGAGGAGCGCATTCAGATACCCCGCACCGAGATTAAGAAGGAGCCGTCCATCGCGGTGGCCTCGGTGGGTGGAACGGTCGTCAGCCAACACCCGGACCTTGTAATCATAGATGACCCATGCTCCAACCGCAACACCCAGACTGCAGGTCAAAGGCAGAAGGTTATCACCTGGTTCCAGAAGGACCTGCTACCCCGGCTTGATGATGGCGGCCAGATAATTATCGTCATGACCCGCTGGCACATGGAGGACCTCGCAGGCTTTATTAAGAACTCTCCGGGATTCTCCAACTGGAAGGTCATAGACCTGGCCGCTGAGACCATAGACGAGTCCGGCAAGCAGCATATCCTCTTCCCAGAGAAGTTCAACCATGACAAGCTGGCGAAACTAAAGGCCCAGCTTGGGACCACGGCTTACAATTGCCTGTATTTGAACGACCCCTCTGGTCAGGAAGGCAGCGACTTCAAGGCGGCCTGGATAGACTCAGCACGCTATGACGTGCTCCCCCCAGACCTGACCATATTTGCCGGCATAGACCTGGCCATCAGTAGGCGCGAGGGAAGCTCCCGTTATGCGTACTGCGTTATCGGCAAGGATAGGGCCGGGAATGTTTACGTGATAGACGCATACCGAGACAGAATCCCGTTCAATGAACAACTTAAGGCCGCCAAGCGCCTGCACCACCTTCACCATCCACGCCTGATTTCGGTGGAGAGTAATGGGTATCAGGCAGCTTTTGCCGAGTCGCTCAGGACAGACGAGGAGACCCGCCGTATGCCTCTCAAGACCATAGTAGCTACTGACGACAAACAGGCCAAGATCCGTGGACTAGCCCCCCTCTTTGAGAACGGGGCAATCCGACTACCGCAGCCAAAAGGGCAGGCCTGGCTCACGCAGCTGGAAGAAGAGCTACTTCACTTCCCCTCTGGCAGCGACGACATGCTCGACGCGCTATGGCTTGCGATTCAAGGAATAGAAATCCAGAGAGTTGAACCGAAGATTACTTTTGCGAGCGACCTATAACGGAGAAACAGATGGGCATTAAAGACACGATAGTAAAAACCTTATTCGGGGACTTGATAAAGGACGAGGTGCAGAAATCCTCCAAGCAAGTAATCTCGTACATAACTGGGACAGCAGCCTCTACCGAGGGGGTGCTGCCGGAAATCGACTTCGAGATTTTTAACCAGATGTACGAGCAGACGAGCTGGGTACGCGCAGTAGTAAGCGTTATATGTAAGGCCGTCACAGCTCGGGGCTATTCCCTAACCCCAATCAAAGCCAATGCCGACCCCAGGAATGCTGAAATCCTGCACGAGTTCTTCTATTCCACAGCTAACCCCAACGATACGCTACTTGAGATCATCGACGACCTTACGAGGGATATTTATGTGTATGGCAATGCCTTCGTGGAGATTGTATATGGGAACGACGGCAAGCCCAAGGAACTTTGGAGCCTCGACGCGACCACAATGCGCGTGATGGCTGACGAACATGGCAACATCCTTGGCTATGTTCAGATTCCTAACTCCAAAGCGGGCAGAGTGGATTTTGCAACGCGTGAGGTTATTCATTTCAAACTCGGGAGCAAAGGCTCAACACTGTACGGGCTCTCACCGTTAGCCTCGCTGGTCTTACCAATCACAGTCGATAAGTTTTCGCAGATTTACAATCGAGCCTTTTTCCTTAACGGCGCAAAAGTCCGGGGTTGCTTCATAATGCGCGATGCAAGTCCTGAACAAGTTGAAAGAAATAGGGAATACATGGCCGCGAGGGCCAAGAATCCTGACATGGCGCATTCAGATCTAGTCCTCGAAGGCGACATAGAGTTCAAGCAAATCAGTACGTCGCAAAAAGATATGGAGTTCATCTCGCTCCGGGAGAATACGCGGAATGAAATACTCGCAGTTTATGGCGTTCCTCCCAGCAAGGTCTCAATCATAGAGACCGGCAACATCGGCTCTGGCAGCGGCGACCACCAGACCCAGACTTTCTATGAAGAGACGATACTCCCCTTCCAAATGCGGGTAGCAGAAAAGATAACCAAGCACATTATCCGAGACGGGTTCGGCATAACCGATTGGGCATTCCAGTTCAACAGACGCGCGATCGATGAGAAAGAGCAGGCCGAGATTTATAGTCTGTACATCCAGAACGGGGTCCTAACGTCTGCCGAAGTAAGGTCACTGGTGGCCCCCAGGTTACCGGAGCTCCAAAAGTCCCTAGACCCGAAGAAGGCAATAGCAAATACGACCAAAGTAGTGATTGCCCTTGAGAACAAGTTCATTGAGGCCATCAGAAATATCTTCCGGGCAGTTGGGAATGCAATTACGCAGCAGTTGCCTGGGCTCAAGGGCAGCAACGACATAGAAGTGCTTCTGCAGCTAATAGACAAAGACAAGGTCGCCACCACACTTGAAAGGTTCTCCCTTGAAGCAGCCCGCAGGGGCTTAGAAATATCCGCGCAGAGGGCCGGACTAGATAATGTTGAAGAGCTTAGCACTGCCGCACAGGAGAAGATTCGTGCGGCATCCTCATCCCTTGCCAGGGACCTCGCCAGCGGCATGGCAGACCGGTTACGTGCGGAACTGCGAGCAGGCATTAGTGCCAACGAAACGATTCCACAACTCATGCGACGCATCGAGGGCTGGGTAGGAAGCCAGACCATCACGATTAAGCCAGTCCTGGATGCGCAGGGCAATGTCTTGCGGGAAGCCTCTACGCGAGTAATTGGCAAAGACGTATTGGCCGAAGTTCTCGCGAGGACCGAGGCGAATAGGGCCTATAACGAAGGGAATTTAGATGCGCTCCAGCAGGCCGGGATTAAAGAAGTCAGATGGCTATTAGCCTCGGATGCCTGTCAGGAGTGTGCTGACCTTGCCGAGGCCAGTCCAGGCTCTAAACTGGGCAAGGTTGTGCCTTTAGATGAGGCTGTAGGGATGTTGCCGCTTCACGCGAATTGTCGGTGTACGTGGATAACAACGGAGGATAAATAACATGGAAATAATCAAAATGAACCTTGCGGATCAGGGCGACTTGCTAATGAGAGACCCCGCTGAACTGTCGGACCAGGAGCTACTTGCGATGGACTGGGTTCTTCATCGGGCATGGGCAATGCTCCAGGCATCCCAGAAGGTCGTTTATGACGAAACGACCTGGGACGAGAAAGACGTCCTTAGCCTGCACCTCATAGTGCTCAGCGAAATGAGCCGTCGCGGATTCCAGCATACGATACAGGACAGCCTACAGGAACAGACCCTGCCAATGCTGCTTGATGCGACCGATGACACTGAAACAGACGATGAAGATGCGGAGAAGTCTGTGCGCCAGGCCTTTGGCTCATACGGTGGCAAACGCTTTCTCGCGCACCGGATCGCCTCATACATTCCGCATCATCGAAACTACGTTGAGCCGTTCGCTGGCGGGGCCGCAGTGCTCTATGCCAAAGACCCTTCCCCCCAAGAAGCCATTAACGACAAAGACCCTGAAATAGCATTAATGCATAAGTTCATCCGCGACCATACTGCCGAGGATATTGCAGCCCTAACGAAACGCGAGTGGCGGATACTGCGTGAGAACCATGAGAAGCTTAAGGCCATGAAGCCGCAGACCGACAGAGACAGGTTTTACAAAGCATATTACCTCTCGCGGTCTTCATATGGCATTCAGCGCGGCAAAGGGTTCAACCAGGCCAATGAAGGAATCAGGATTAATTTCCCGGACACCATCGTGAGAGCGCAGGCCAGACTTAAGAACGTAAAGATTACCAACAAGGACTACCAGCAGATTCTTAAAGACAACGACGGAACAGACACCTTCTTCTACATAGACCCGCCGTACCCAGACACGTTCAATCTGTTCGATTGGGGATTCAAAGAAGAGGAGTTCCTGCGTGTGCTAAAAGGTCTGAAAGCGCAGTGGATTGTCTCGTATCCTTCCGAACGAGCAAAGGTGTTCAAGGGCTACAACGTCTATATCGTCAAACGGAGAAACCACATGCGCGGCGCTGGTGGCGGCAAGGAATGGGTCACCGAGCTTATGGCATCCAACTTTGAGCTCAAGCCATTACACCTCTACATCCAGAAGGACTTAATCGTTGAGCCCTATACCGAGATTAACGACGAGAATACTGTCACGACCCCTGCGATGTAAAGCTTTTAAAGGCTTTATGGCGCGAATCAAGTACGCACTATATAATTTAAAGGTGGACAAATATTATGGCTAATGAAACAGAAGCGTTGTTTAACGAGATCATAAAAGAGCTCCGGCAGAAGGGGTTCTACGGAACACTTGAAGTTCATTTTCAGAACGGGAGGATAGTGCGGGTCAAGAAGCACGAGACGGTGCTTGTTAATGACTCGCAGAGCCCGAAAGAGCATTAAGTTTTAGCGCTGTCGAACTGAGTCGAAGCGCTGTTGGTCCCACGGTATTGGGATCGGCAGCGCTTTATTTTTTTGGGGAGTTACATGAAAACACAAACCATACCGCAGGAAAAGATCGCGTTCTCCTTCCCCGTCCAGGTGATGAAGTTTGCAGAGACAGAGGGCGACTTCCATATCGTCGGGTACGCGGCGACTAGCGATTTTGACCTGCAGGGGGACATTCTTACCCCATCGGCACTTGAGGCCTCTTCAACGGACTTGCTTAAGAACTCGACCGTGCTATTGAACCATGACATGAAGGCTCCAATAGGGAGAGTCATGAAGGTGCAGTTTGATAAGCATGGACTACTCATCGATGCCCTCATTTCCAAGACCGAGCCTGAAGTTGTCCAAAAGATTAAAGAGGGAATACTAAACAAGTTCTCCATCCGTGGCCAGGTGCTTGAACGCGAGAGGTCTTTCTCGCCCGAGCACAACCGGATGGTCAACGTAATCAATCGCATGAGCTTAATTGAGGTATCGCTCGTATCTGTTCCCGCTAACCCCGAGGCCAAGGCCATAGGGTGGTACATCTCAAAAGCTCTCGAAATACCCGCAGTAGAAGGAGCCAAACAAATGCCCGAAGAAGCAATCGTTGAAAAAGTCAGTCAGGGGAATCCTCATACTCCTGCACCGAGCACCGAACCGCCGAAACCAGAGGCGGTGTCGCATACGGCCACCCCCGTTGCAGAAGAGGGAACGTCCCCAAAAGCTAAAGATCCCTTTACCCAGGTTCAGAGCGACAGACCTAATGAGATTCATAAAGCCGACCTTGGCCTCATGAAGGCTCAGCTTGAACCTGTATTCGCCTTGCTGGAGAAGCTTAACAGCATAGGCGGCCAGCCCGCAGCCATCTCCCAGCAGATAACCAGCATTCTGAAGAAGATAGTGGGAGAGGCACAGCCAGTTACCCCGGCCCCCAACGGTATCACCAAAGAGGACGCCGAGAAACTAATTGAAGGTGAGGTCCGCAAGCAGGTTGAAGCCCATCTTAAGGCTGTGCAGCCGATGAGGAAGGGTCTAATTCAGCAGGACTCTGACGCTGATGAGGTTCGCAAGCAGTTTGAGAACCTGACCCCGGAGCAGAAGCTTCGGGCCGCATTGTCTTTTCAGGAACAGAAGTAGTCGCAGAAAACCATTAGGAGGATTAAGCAAATGAATGATTTAGCTCAACTCAAGAAGGCGTTAGACATGGCCAGCGCTGGCGGAAGCCTGCAGCAGCCCATAATTGACCGTGTTCTTCAGGAACTTATCGAGGTCAACAATCCCCTGCGCGTTAACCTGCCCCGCAAACCGGGGTCGGGATCCGCGTGGATTCTTAATCAGAGAACCTCAAGGGGCGCTGGCGCAGGTTTTGTTAATGACACCGAAGAACCCAGCGAGAATCAGGGCACTTACCTACAGAAGTCCTTTCCGTACAAGACCATTCTTGACCGTCGCAAAGTGACCAGAAAACTCCAGGCAGTCGGGAAGTCTCTCCTGGATATTGAAGCCGAGGAAGTGGAGAATGGTCTCCAGAACGTGCGCGACTCGGAGGAGAACGCCCTTATCAATGGCGACTCGGTCGCTAACCCGAAGCAGTTTGATGGCCTCAGGAAGCTTGTCCCGGTCGGGCAGACTATAGTCGCTGCTGCTAACGGCGCTCCTCTGACCTTGGAACTGATGGATTCCGTGATAGATGTTAATCGCGGCAATCCGAACATGATAATCATGTCCAAGAAAGCCAACAGGAAGCTTAATGCGCTTCTTCAGGCACAGCAGCGCTTTGTGGACACGATGGAAGTTAAAGGCGGCTTCAGGGTTCAGACCTACAATGGCGTGCCCATATTCCGTTCCATCTGGGTCTCTGACGCCCAGACGCAGGGAACCGCCACCAACTGCACCGACATCTTCGTCCTCGACACCAGTTCTGTCTGGATAGGCGAACTGACCCCTCTCAAGATGGAACGTCTTGCGAGCAAGTCTTCTCAGGGCGTCGAACTCGACGTATTTGAGGATCTGGCGCTCGTATTGGCCAATGACCTGAAGGCTTCACGGCTTGCCGGGGTAACCCTGTAATGGGCGACCTGTATAGGCTTAAGAAGCAACACCCCCCCTTCGGGAGCCCGGATGCGCCACTCTTTGAGGGCTCATATAGCGAGGGGCTGATCGAGGTAATCGATGGGAACTGTGCCGTGAACCTCGAAGAGACGCGTGACCGGCTGCTAAAGCTTGGGTATGAGGAGTTGCTTGAAGAAAGCACTCCTCTGCCCAGACTAAAGCCCAAGAAGCGGAGGTAGATAGTGGCTCACCCTTTCCCTTTGCCGCCACCGCCTAACTTCCGCGTGGCCCAGGTGGAGCCAACGCACGTCAGGCTAACATGGTCGAACTACCCGGTAGAGTTCGACACTAGCAGGAGTCTGCGTGGGTTTCGGCTTTACAGGTCAGGGGCAAAGGGTGAGCTTGGACGGAGGATAGCAGATGAAACTCTTCTGGAAACTGGCACATTTCAATACGACGACCACTCAACTGATGCTGGTACTGATAGGTTTTACACTCTGGTCGCTGTAGAAGATACTGGATGGGGCGACGGGCCATTCGACACAGGTCCCTACGGCCAGCCAGATGCAGGCGGCTTCGATTTAATGCCCTTTAATTCCAGACCCTGGGGCACTCCGGTACGAGGATGGAACGAATCCCCCTACGGTGTTGAACCCTTCGGATTTTGAGGTAACCATAATATGGCAGAAACATTTACAGACAAACTTAAGCTTTCAAAGCGCGATACCGGCGACCTGAACTGGGGCCAAGGCGCTAACTCCAACATGGAGATAATCGATGCTTATATGCAGCAGGCGAAGCTTAGGCCACCCAGAGCCGTGACCGTCACACTCGGCAGCGGTGCTGTCGGGCCGAACCTGACTGGGAACAGCTCATTTTATTACAAGGTCACAGCAGTAAACGCTGCAGGTGAAACGACTGAGGGAATCATCCCCTCCGTAGTCGAAGGACAGGTAATGCAGCCTGGTGCCCCATTACCCATTATCATCCAGTGGGAAAGAGTTAAGGGCGCTAGCGGCTATAAGATTTACAAGGCTACGCAATCCCACCAGGAGAAGTTTCTTTCATCCGTAGACGGAGAGTCCACGGGAACATTCACGGACAATGGAAACAATGGAGTTAATCCCGGGATTTCAGTCCCCACCACCAATACCGCATCTTTATCTACAGGCGGCGGCGTTTCAGATCACGGCGCATTAAGCGGCCTTGGTGACGACGATCATCAGCAGTACCTCAAAAAGTCCGGCGACAGCATGTCAGGGAACCTGACAGTTGGCGGAGCTGCTGGTGGAGGCATGTTCGACACCGCGGTCATCCCCAATAGCGGCAGAGGATACGACTCCGCATTCGATGGAACTAATTATTGGGTAACGAATCCCAATAACCCCGGAGGCTGTGTCTACAAATACAACTCCACTGGGGATTGGGTAGCGACGTATGAGAATCCTGCATTTGCCGGACATAGTCTCCAGCACATTATCTTCGCCAATGGCTTCCTTTGGATTGGCACCCAGACCTCCAACAAGATATTTCGCATGGACCTTACCGGGATCGTCACGCCAATTGATACGATGTGGCCGATCCGGTCCTTAACATGGGACGGAACATATATATGGGGCGTCCAGCACACTAATGGGAAGCTGGTAAGAATCGAAGCGAGCTCGCCGTATGCCCAGACTGAATTTGATTGTTATACGCATGGCACTCCCATAGCAGCAGCGAACCCTAACTATATACTTTACAATGCCGGTTCGCTCTGGGTGGCCGATAGGCAGGGCCATCTTGATCAGTACTCCTCTGCCACAGGTGGGCAGACCACTTCCTTTGGGATCCCGATACCGCTGTATAACCTTTACTTCGATGGAACCTACATCTGGTGTTTTAGCGACCAGCAACAGCAGTTCGTTAGATTCAATCCAGCCAACCCTGCCCAGACCATGACTTATGGAACATCGTTCCCGGTGCAGGCGGGTGTCGCTGTCGATGGGAACATATGGGCCGTGGGAACCGAGATGGGGCAGGGCAGAATCGGAATCCAGGGATTCAATATTTCAAACGGACAGGCCGTAAACCAGTTCGTCGCCGCAAATCCTGACATTATAGGCTCAGTTGCGGGACATGTGTGGTATGTCGCTGAGAGTGGCGGTCTGGCCTTCTTCACCTACGGCGCGAATGGATACCGCTGTTATTATGAGCCGTCTTTGGGTCCCGGATCCTCAGTATTCCTATCGACCGCCGGGAAAGTTACCGCCAGCAACATCCAACTCACGCAGAACGCTTCCGCATCGCGAATACTCGTCTGCCAGGACGGGGAAGGCAATGCTACTTGGCAGGCACCTGCCAGTGGCGGCATTGCGGGCACAGGGACAAGTGGGACAATCCCCATATGGAACGGCACGACAACTCTGGGGAATAGCTCGGTAGTAGTTACAACGGAGCCTACCGGGGACAAGACTTATGATTTCGGCCTAAACAATAAGGTCAAGACTACTAATATTGAAACCACAAATGTCGGCGGGCCGCACTTCGGCATTGTGCAGAGCAAGTTCTCTCTGAATGGCACTCTCCCATGCCAGCTATCGACTGATGGGATGACCACCAGTTATGTCATGGACAACCTTGGAGTCGGGACGGCTAGCCCATCCACAAAACTTGATGTGGCTGGCTCGATTAAGATTGCTAATGGTTCCCAAGGCGCAGGAAAAGTCTTAACCTCTGATGCCAACGGTCTTGCCACATGGCAGACCCCAGCCAGCGGTGGCGGTGGCTATGCCACAACCGTTGTCCCGGCACCAACTGGCATAGCTGCCACGGACACGGCGAATATCCAAGCAGCCCTTAATGCTAAAGGCATTTATGTTGGTGGCAGCACTGTCGTTCTACGTGAGGGCACATATCTAATCAATACCACCATCAACATTCCCGATAACACCGTACTCCAGGGGCAAGGCATGAGTGCCACCGTAATCAAAGCTGACACGGCACTAGGCCCGGTTCCGATAATCAGTCACATCGGCAACGGAGACCGGATCGAGCTCAGGGACTTCAAGATTAACTGCTCCTTTTCTACGAGAGGCGCAGTAGCATCAAACGACATATCTCTTAGCGGACGTCTGATACGGCTTATACGCATCAGCATGATTGGGCACACAGCGTCCACCGGCCCATACTCCGCGATTCGCTTGGTGTGTGGGTCTAGTGGTGTTGGAGGCTCCGTTATCCGCGATTGCGAACTTATGGCTTTTAGCGATATGGGCGGTGTTGCCCCCGCCTGTGGTGGCGGCTACATCTCCGCCAACTCGGTACTGATTCAGGGGTGTGTGTTCCGATCCTATGCTGGTGACATTAGCCTTATCCACGGCAATCCCGGCACAAACAACAACGGCAGACTCGCGGTGATTGACAACGAGTTCCATCTATTAGCGAGCGACATTACATACCTAATCCGAATATATATGGGTATCGTCGCAAACAACCGGTTCTTCCGCGACTCGGGAACGACCACCTATTCCATCAGTACAGCCGGATTCACTGCGACGAACATATCGGTTACCGGAAACGTCGCGCTCAATTCAGGCAACGGAGCCATCAACGTTTACGGAACACTTATAACTGTTACCGGTAACGTCGGTTTTACCTCATACACAGGTGGAACACCAGTAAACAACGTCTGATAAGCAAACCAGGAGAAACAATATATGGCGACATTAGAATCACAACTTTCAGCGCAGATCGTAGGCAACCTTGCGGCAGACATACTGTCCCCGGCAGCACCGGTTATTGGACTTATCCAGGCAAGCCAGTTCGTCGATGGACTTGTCCTTAAGGGAAAAACCCGGATAACGCTTAACTGGACTGCCCCAACCAAGAACGAGTTCACAGGCGGTGAGCTGTTCCTGAACCCGGACGGGACTCCTGATTTAGCAGACGGAATTGCGAGCGCACTCCATGAGACACAGTTCGACCCGATAACAGCAGGCTCTTTCACGGTTCACGAGCGCACCGGGACCTCCATCAACATCAAGACTCTGACGGCCTCAGCGATTCATGGGCAGAGGGTTATCAATATCGGCACGCCTGTTCCCGGCGATATAGTCGTGGGAGCCAAGATCGTAATTGATGATGCGATTATCGGTAAAGAGGAATATTGCGAGGTTAAAGCGGTAAACAATGGCACCGGCGATGTAACCCTCGTAGATGGGTTATTTTACCCCCACGCATCCGGGGCTGCTGTGAAGCAGGTCGTAGCCTCGGTAAAAGCCTCCGGGACGCATTACGCCATTGATATTTCAACCGGTGCTATAACGGAACTTGCTGGTGGCTTTACTGCCGGCAATAAGGTATTCATCCGCTATCAGGCTGCCCTGCAGGATCTGGACCACTACGAGCTCTACCGTGTTCCCGGCAACGCAACAGTCTCGTTACCGAACAGGACTAATGTCCTCGCAGCTTCCGGAGTATCCGCTGTCAGCACGACGATTCTGTCTAGTGCGACTTCCTTCCAGGACCAGACGCCCATAGATACGGACAACGGTAAGGACTACACATACTTCCTCTTTGCCGTAGATGATCAGGGCAATGCATCCAACCCTGTCAGCGAGGTAATGGTTCAGAATCCGCACCTTGTCTTCGTCGAGTTGATTCCGACTATCCCGCAGAACATGGCAACCGAGGTCTCTTCAGCAAAGGTTGTGGTTTCCTGGGATGCCGTATCTGACTCCAACTGTAATGGCTACAACCTCTTCCGGGCTCCGGGATCAGTCTTTGACCCAGCGCAGGCGGTAAAGGTCAATTCCGCCCTGATCGCGAAGGGAACTGGCAGGGTCAGCTTCGACGACAGCGCTGCGAACATCTCCAACCGCAGACCGGCAGGCGAAGTCCCCTATCCGGTTGACGGGCAGACCTATTCGTATAAGGCCGAAGCAGAAGACACCAGCACCTATTGGTCAGACGGCACCGCCAACATCCCAGCCTTGGACACCAGCGCTTCAAAAACGGCCGGGACAGGAGATGGCACTGGCGGGAGGTAATGACGATGAACCCATACGACGAGAATCCTGTTGTAAATATTAACAGGCCGGGGCAGGCTCCCAAGGCGATGGTATTTACTGATTCCCCCTCTCGTCGGATGACGCCTTCGGAAGCAAAACGAACACGCTTTGTTAAAGGGTTAAAGAACAACTACGCCAAGTTGAACGAAGCGATGGCGGTCTTTGAGTATTTCGCAGACATCTGCGAACTCTCCCTCCAGTGCCGTGAGGGCATCCGGAAAGCCAACAAGGACGCGATAACCGAGCTCTCTGATCGGCTTGAGAAGAAGCTTGCCGAGTACGACAGGCGCAATAGGGAGGCCCGCTGATGGCATCCCTGTCTTCCTTGCTAACTCAGGAGGTATTGGCAGTATCTCCGAATGAATATACGACGCCAGGTCTTGTCTCGGCCATGACCGGCGGTGAGATTTCCCCAGTCAATGTACTCCCTGAGTGGATAGAGGCGGCAGCCGAGGAGATAGACCAGCGGTCTGGCATGTGCTTCAGGGCCAAACAGTTCGTCAATGTGCTGGATGGTGACGACACCAACGTCATATTCCTCGACTGCTATCCAATCCTTGAGATCTTCTCTGTGCGGATTGATGGCGAACTAATCTTGCCTGATTGGTATTCGCTCAATAAGAAGACCGGGACGATAAAGCTTAAGAACCGGCTCGCATCGTTCGGCTACGGCAACATCTCCGTAAGAGGGACGCATGGCTACACCAAGGTCCCCGCTCTGGTAAACAAACTCGCCACCCTTATCGTTGCCAAGACGGTCTTGTCGGCCAAGTTTGACCCGCTGGTAGACAACGAGAACATAGGCGATTTCTCTCAGTCACGGAGTTTTAAGAAGCTAAACGACGAGCTGGACAGGGCTTGGGCAGCGATAGGTAAACGATTCAGGATCTTCACCCTATGATCGAGCAACGGCTCCTAAATGAAACCATCACGATCCGGAAGCCTGTGCAGCACTTTGTCGCGGGAACGAGACAGCCCGTCTTTGAGTTCGTGGTAGTCTCCACCGGTGTAAAGGCCAGGTTCAATCCAGGCGGGGCCGCATCCAGCACTAACCCGCTAGGAAAGACGCCTAAGAAGCTATTCCGTCTGTTCCTTAACACAACCGAGCTGAAAGAGAACTATGAGGTTATCCGCGAATCCGACAATGAGCCATTTCTAGTCACGGACGTGAAGAATTTATGGGGGCATCATTTGGAAGCGTCCCTTGAGGAGAAGCAGTGATACGCATAACCGTTAATGACAAAGCAGGCCTTCTAAAGACCCTGCCAGAGCTGCCGCAAAGGCTGCGCGGGGCCATTGTACGTGCTATGCGCGAGTCGGCAATCCTGCTCCAGAGCATAGCCAAGGTTAATGCACCTGTATTCCGTGGGCTCCTGCGGGTCTCAATAGCCCAGGACGTAACCGAAGCGGGCAACAAGATTACTGCCGAGGTTGGCTCCGGATTACCTTACGCGTCCGTTCTTGAGGAAGGCCGCAACCCTTGGCCCGGATCAATGCCACCCCCCTCAGGCGATTTGAAGACCTGGGCAAGACGCAAGTTGGGAGACGAAAGGCTCGCTTATGTGGTCGCAAGAGCTATCAAGCGCCGTGGGTTCAGGGCACAGCCGTACTTAAAGCCTGCGCTACAGAGCGCCACATCGCGGATACAGAGCATCTTTCAGACAAGGGTAAGTGAGGCCCTGCAGCAAGCGGGAGGAGGCATTTAATGCCAGCACCACGACTCCATGAAACATTAATCGCCGAGAGAATCGTCTCGCTGATAGACCAAAACCTGGCCATCCCATTGGGACTCAAGGTCGTGGCCCTTGGCGCACTTGAGTTTTTCCCCGCACTGGAGGAACTATCCGACAATGTCCCGGCGATATTCGTTAAGCCGTCACCAGCCACCAATCTTGAAAGGATTACCACTGGGCAGACCTATCGCATCACGTATTACTTCCGAATCGTATTTATCAAGCCCTTCCTCCCGAACGAGGAAGTAGTGAAGACGAAGACCGTGGACACCCAGAAAATCGCCGAGCTACTAATAGACAATGTGGACCTGGGCGGGATAACTCTGCCTAATGGCCAGATACTGTTCTCAACTCTGCGTTCCATCGAACACGAGCCGGGAGAAGATAATCTCGTTGCAACTATCAACGCCAACTTGACCGCCTCAGCGCTGGTTTTCACGGTTGAAACTACAGCTCGCAAATAACAGGAGATAACATATGCCTTATGCAATTGAAAACCAGAAGTATGGATTTAAAAAGGAAGCCACCCGTGGAATAGCCGAGGCCGCACCTACAAAGTTCTTAGCCGTTGGAGCTGAGGCCCTGCTGGACTACAAGTCTCTACTCATTGCCGACGACAAGATACGCGGGATAAAAGAATCCTTCCCCTCTGCCAGCGGAGTGCGTGAGGGCTCGGGAACACTCCCCGCTATCGACCTTGAGGCCGACACTGTAGGGGACCTTCTATACGGTTGCCTTGGTAAGGTGACGACTGCCCAGCCCGATGCAGCCAACTCCCCCACTGTGTTTCAGCACACCTTCTCGCCGAACAATCTCGTGCAGTTCCCGTCATTCACATACTTCATAGATAGAGGTATGGGCATCAAGCGCTATCCGCTCACTATTATCAAGAAGCTGAATCTGGCGGGAGCTGTGGACGGGAAGGGCCAGGTATCGGCAGACGTCCTCTTTAAGACCGAGGAGCCAGCTTCCGCATTCTCAGCTGTATTCGGCACGCCCCAGCCGCTTATGTTCTACCAAACTGAGGTAAAACTCGACGGCGTGCTAAGCCAGGACGTAAAAAGCTGGACCCTCTCTATCGACAACGCTTCCGCCGCCTACAGGACGCTCAGCCAGTCACGCGATCCCAAGGACATTGTCTCATCCGGTCGGTTCGCAATTGACGGCGGCTACGAGATTTACTTCGAGACCGAAGCCAATAGGCAGAAGTTCCTGGACAACCTTCCGCAGGCAATCGATATTACCCTAACCGGGGGAATAATCGAGGATGCGTTCAAATACAAACTACAGCTAACTATTCCCAAAGCTAAGTACACGGCTTATGCGTTTGGCACGCTGGAAGGCCTGTTTGGCTCTGCCGTATCTTTCCAGGCCGAGTATTACCCGACTGCAGGGTATAGCTTGCAGGCTATTCTGACCAACATGGCACCGGGGTATTAACAATGATTGAACCTGTATCAGCAAACGAACTTAAGGAACGACTTAAGAGAGAGAAGACCGTAGAGGTCTGCGGTATAGCCTTTAAAATACGTCGCGTCCCCCTCCTGTTCCTTGGCGACGAGTCAGCCGACTTCTGGAGTATGGCACGTGAGGGCAAAGAGGCCCTGGCTAAGAGGATGAACGAGCTAATAGCCAATCCGAAGCTTCCGCAGTTTCGGAGAGTGCTCCTGTACGGCGTAATTTCGCCCAAGATTGGCGTAGGGGACGGCGATAGCGATGCCGTGCCGGTAGATGCCATCCTAAGCGAATACCCCCTCGCTGTGGGCCTTTATGTGGAAATAATCAATTTCACGCTCGACTCTATCCCCAAGGAGGCTTAATCATGGCTGGCTTCGAAATACTGTTCGAGGCCGTGGATCAGGCGTCGCCTGCCATCCAGAAGATCTCCCAGCTACTCATTGAGTCCGCAAAGCGCTCTGATAATTTCGCCGGAGTAATAGAGAAGTCCACCGCACGAGCCGATAAAGCTTTTGCCGCCCTCCCCCCAAAAGTTAACGACACCGCTAAATCCATGGTGGCCGTGCAAAGCGCTGCCAGTCAGCTATTGAATCAACTACTCGGGTTCGCCACTGTTGCCGGAATAACTGCTTTTTTCAAGTCCACAGCTGATGCCGCACTATCCGAAGAGAATGCCTTACGGAAACTACAATTCGCCGTAGAGGCAACCGGCGGCTCTTTTGCCAAAGAGAAAGAGCGCATCATGGCGTTCGCCCAGGAGCAGCAAGCGCTTACCCGGTTCTCCGATACCGACACTTACGACGCACTCAGCAAGCTTACCCGCATTACAGGAGATGCGGGCCAGGCCATGCAGGCCACAAAACTAGCCTTTGGCCTCGCGTCGGCATCAGGCAAGGACTTTAACCAGGTCATAGAACTACTCGGCCCGATACTGAACGGCGATGCCAGCCGTATGAGAGCTCTCAAGAACGAGTTCGGGGCCTTCATAGGTGATGCTGACACCTCACAGGGAGTCCTCGACGCTCTATCCAAGAAGTTTTTGGGCGTAGCGGAGAAAGAGACCGGTTTCTCACAGCAGCTTATAGCGTCAAAGAATCGGCTCGACGATTTCAAGGAAGTCGTCGGCGCTGGAGTACTGCCAGTCTTCAACTTCCTGTTAGCAGCATTACTTAAAGGCACCCAGTTCTTTGAAATACTCGGTGTCGTCATGGCTAATTGGGGCGCCAAAGCCATGGTTATTATTGAACAGACTGCCAGTGGCTGGGGAGCAATATTCCAGGGCCAGTTCGACCGCCTTCCGGGAATCGTACAGGACACCAACAACAAGATTCAGGCCATCGAGGAGGGCTCGGTTGAGCAAGCTGCCGAGGTCCAGAAGCGCTATACGGACGAAAGAGCAAGCTTAATCAACGAAGAGGTCGAGCTCAAGGCTAGAACTACCCAGAAGTCCATTGAGGAATCTCAAAAAGAATCCGAGGAGAAAAAGCGGCTCGCCCAGGACGCGCACGACAAACTGCTCTCCTTAGAAGCCGAGCGTTTAGAGTCAGACGGGATGAACCTGGAATCCCGGTTAATGCTTATTGAACAGGAGAAGGAGCAGCGAATCCAGCAATTTGAGGAGTTGCGGGCAAAAGGGCTGATTACTGAGGAGGAGCTAACTGCTGCCCGGATGAACGCCACTGCCATATCCATCTCTGAATCGCAGAAGGCCCGCGACGCCCTGAATAGTGACCTCCAGCAGATCCGGGACACACAGAAAGCCGTAACCGATTCCTTTGCATCGTCATTCTCGGGAGCAGTAGCCGACATGATCCTGGAAGGCAAGAGCTTCGAGGATGCATGGAAGTCGGTAATGAATACGGTTCTTAGAACCGCCATTGAGACCTATACCCGCATGGCGATCGAGAGGTCCCTGGCAGAGTCCAGCGTTTCCTCCGGAGCCGGTGGTGGCGGCATTGGTGGCGGACTATTAACCGCAGGATTCATGGCTGTTGCCCCCTCAGTTTCTAAAGGGCTCAAGAAGATTTTCGGCTTTGCCGAGGGTGCTATCGTCACAAAGCCTGTCCTGGCAACTATTGCTGAGAACGGTCCCGAGGCAGTCATCCCGCTTAACCAGTTGGGCAACTTTACCGGCGGCAGTAGCAGTGTTTCGATCATACAGCACAACACCATTACACTTAACGGCGGCAATGATGAGCAGGTTAAGCAGCTAATGCGCAGGATGTCCGAGGTTACCAGGTCAGGCGCTGCCGAGGGCGTTGAGCTCGTTAAATCCATAAGCTCCAAGCAGGGACGGCTATCCAAGGAAGCCGTATGAAAACCGTCTCTTCCGAGTATAAAGCAGCCCAGGCATCCAACCTGATCTATCCGGTCAGGAAGGTTGAACTGTTTAGGCGGCTAGCAGACGGCTTAGGCTGGGAAGCGACTGGCATTGATATAACCGCCGAGGTCGTAAACCTGGACCGCCTGTCCTGGAAGCTGGATACCGAAGCACTTAACGAGTATAAAGCATCCAATATCCGCATTGAGGTCGAGAACAGCTCCCGGCAGTGGGATTACAACTCAATAAGCCGGTTCACTGGGTTTGAGCGCTTCCGTTCTAAAGTCAGGATCCACCTCGGACTTAAGCTTTCAGGCGGCGACGAGATATTCCCCGCATTCACAGGAATAATCGAGGACATTCTAGAGGACTCCAACACCCCAACGCTACAGTTGGAAGTCCAATCCCTTGATAAGTTACTCGACGATGCGGACGCTAGCAACGCTGCTATCCTCATCAGCAACCAGTTGCTTGGGATAGGTGATGGCCTCAAAGCTGAGTTTGAACTCCCGCACTCGCCTGTCGGCATCGTCAAAGAGGTTCGCGTAGGTGGCGAGGTTATGCGCCCAGGCACCAGGTGGACTGTGACAGGGCTAAGTGATCCACAAAAGACCGCCCTGCTGAAATTCGACACTAGCCAGCCAGCGCCAGGAGCCGAGGTGCGGGCTGATTACGTCGTATGGAAGCAGAACCAAGCTGTCCACAGCGTCGCCAGTGACCTTATAGCCTCTGTCCCGCAAGTCCTGGCATCGACGATAGATGCCGTTCAGTTCGAACCGGCAGCGCAAAGGGAGATAGTCCACACCTACCTGACGCAGTTTGAACAGTACAGCCTGCACAGAGCAAGTGCAATTGCCGAGGATGCGCCTCCTGAGGGAGATGGGCAGCTTACAATTAAGCCTTTCGGAACCGAAGCGGAGTGGTCGGGCATAACCAATAGATACCGCATCAATACCAAGCGCATCAAGGACGGCATATCTCCTAAATGGACCTCGCAATACGAAGGCGACTACCCCCCGCCCAGCGAGAAGTCTATGGTTGAAGGCGATAACAGCTTCCCATGGTCGGAATTAGTCCCGACAGGATCAACTGCAACGCTTGCCGATAGCATTCGAAGCATTACCCATAACTCCGGGGCTGATTACATGCTCTACAACCAGGCCGAGGAGTTCGGGCTTTCACGATGCGTATGCGCTAGGCTGAGATTCACGGCACTTAGCGGTACGATAACGCTCGGGACAATGGTAAGCACATCACCGTATTTAGGCGCACAGATAGAGTTCACGAACTTGAACCAGGTTAAAGTCAGGTCAGCAAGCCTAAGCTCGGCTTACGCCGTGGACTTAACTCAGTTTCACACCTTCCGGCTTGCCCTTACCCTTACGAATGCCTCAACCGGCACCTGGGCACTATTTATCGATGGGACGCAGCGCCTCACCGGCACATTAGGCGTGCTATCGGGCGGCACCTCGGGAGTTAAACTCCAATCCAGCACCGGATCCAACAGCACATTCCACATCGACTTCATTCGCTACAACGGCATTGACCCCGCCCCCGCATCCGGTGAGCTAACCGTCGATGTTGACTATGGAGACATTCTTTCAGGACTGACCACCTTCGGCCTTATTACGACCTTAGGCCCGTTCTTCCCAGAATTTCAAGGGGCTACCACCGGCGCACAATTCTCCTACAGCTGGTTTAGCCGTGATTACTTGACCTATTCCAGCATACTCCCGGTTGCCTACCCTGGGAATATCGGCAACTGGAGTAACGTTAATTCGCCGCGACACATTAAGTTCAAGATAGTGCTCACCGATACCTTGGAAAGCCTGCCCTCTGGCATTAAGAAGCTATGGCTGCCTGCTATTGCAGTCTCACCAACTATCGACGGCGGCTCTGGCACTGCCTCGTGGGACACCTTTAAGACCGCCCTAATCCTGAACAATGGGACCATCCAGCGGTTTACTGCTGTCTCTACTCCGTTAGCAATGTCCGGGTACTCCTACCACCAGGCATTAGGGCCGGGAGACACGATAATCTCTGACAATCTGGCCGTATCAAACGGCTTCGGGATGCCTACCAAGATGGCCTTCATAACTCTTATGAACACCTCGGGGCCGGTCCCACCGATCCATAGCCTAAGTATTATCAGACTGACCACCAAGGACATTCTAATTACCATGGCTAACTTCGGGGCTAGATCGGTGATGGATGCTCTTAAGGAACTGGCCAAGATTGCCGATTCTTATCTCGGGCTGAACGGCGAGGGCAAGGTATTCTTCAAGAATAAGACCGCATCATCCACGCCTGTCCTAACGCTTGATGGCTCCAACGTAGAGAAGGTCCATAGTATAAGCCCAGGATGGGACAGGATCTATAACAGCATCCGGGCTAACTTCGGAGAGTTCGCTAAAACCGCAGACTCCAATACCGAGGGCGACCCCCTACCGACATCCATTCAGCGCTTCGGTGTAAGGCCACTATCGGTCGGAGAGGGTGGAATGCTTTTTCAGCAAGATGTAGACCTTGCCACGGTAATGGCTAAGCGCTACTTCAGCCGTTATAAGGCACCCAAGCGTCGGGCAACCGTTACGACTCGGTTCCTACCCGAGATGGAGTTGGGTGATCCGGTAGTATTCAGCGTTCCAGCCCCCCGGCAGATAGGCGAGACCTTCAACGCTAAAGTAGTCGGCATAGCGCACGACCTAATGTCCTTCAGGACCGAGATGGACCTTCTGGAGATTTAATATGGCCACCAAAGAAGTTTTAAACCAGGCATCACAGTTCCAAGCCAATGTCGGCGCGACGGGGCTGGACCTAACCACGATGCCGATAAAGCTACAGCAGACCCTTACGTTTGAGTTGGCTGACGATTTCAACAACGGGGTAAAAGACCCGCGATGGCTAGTGGAAACTCCTGCAAGCTACCCTACAGAGTCAGGAGGGTTCTTTCAGTTCGCATACCCGGACTCCGTGCCAGTTAACCACGAGGCAGTATTCAACTCTCCCCGTGGCTCCATTGAATTAGAGACCCGCTTTATCTGCGAGACAATTTCTAGCACCATGTATCCGTACTCGGACTACTTCGTTCCTTTTGGCCCTGCCATACTCGGCGGCAACATTCTCCCCCCGCACCTTGCGGATGCTGACCGGGAAAGCCGATTAATATGGGAGTGCTGGACAAACTGGTGCCCTTACTCCAACTTTCTATCGTTCCTGCCGTTTTGCTACGGAGCGAATGGAATCCGCTACTGGTGGAGCCAGGCGAATAACCAATGGCAGCAGGATCCTGGACCAGCAATGCGCCAAGGGATATTCTTAAGCAACCCGGTGAATATCCCCATAACACTGAAGTGCGAAGTTAGCGGGCAAGGGCTAATCATCAAGGCTTATAAGAACGATAACCCTGCGCAACTTATTTTCCAGACCGGCACCAGCCCAGCACTACGGCAGTCTGATAGTTACCACCTACAACTGGCACACGCTGCAGACCTAGACGGTGGCCGGACCAAGTATGACTACTTCAAGCTATCAGGAGCGATTATTGAAGCCACGATAGGGGAAGTAACTCTTAGGCGCTCTTACGCGACGAAAACAAAGGTCACGCAGTACAGGATGGACCGTGTGCTGCCGACTGTAGGCTCGAAGATAAACATCAAAGCCCGCTCTGGGGATACGTTAGAGGCCCTGCAGGCAGCGCCATTTATTGACGTCCCGGCAGGCACAGCTTCCGGGAACATAGAGACAGGAGCCCTAAATATCCCGCCTGGACTGTTCTTCGACATTAAACTCCAGTTCGTCAAAGCCAGCCCGAGTCCACAGCTTAATTCGTTTGATTTTGTTGTAAGCCCGGTATTCGTTGAGGATGACCAGCCAATAATCCTATCCATCGACGGTGCAGGGCCAGGGCTAGCCATGGTCACATCGAGCGAGGAAGGCCTGGTGGAGACGGCGAACACCAAAAGGTTAATGGATGGCGACGTGGACTCTCAATGGGTTTCCCTGAACGCTTCAGACACTACCCCTGTGACGCTCCAGGTCAGCTTTCTAACCCCGCAAGGCGGCGGTGGCATCCTCACATACAACGCGATAATCCTTCGGAATACGAACATTAAGACATTACGTGTTCACGCCGGGATAACGACACTGTTCGAGGGTGAGATTATCGGGGACGATGTAATCATTCCGTTTAATACGGTTACCATGCCTGTCGTCCAGATAGAGGCCAGGACCACCAAGGTGGCCAACCAGAACAAGAGAATCGGGGAAGTATACTGTGGGCAGATACTGGTCGTGCTACCGAATCTCGATACCTACACACCCCAGCGAGAGCTCTTTGAGTCAGGGAACTTAAGGACACTAGGCGGAAAGCTTGTCGCGTATCGCGGGAAGAATAAATACACAGCCAGGTGGGCCACCAAACTCACGGATCCAGCCACGAAGGACGCCGTAGAGAAAGCCTTCAAGCTTAACCCGCTTGTCACCTTTTGGCCGGAACCAGGATCCAAGCCAAGGGAACTATACGACGTCGGATGGAAGGCAGAGTCCTTTCCGTATGCTTACAGCGATGTTTATAAGGCCGCAGGCTACACGATAGAGGCCGAAGTAACGGAGATATAACCATGAACCGGATTAAACAGCTAACACTGGCCTTGGCGCTGAAGACATTGGGCAGTGACCTTATCCAAAACTTTATGCGTGACCTCAAGTCCCTAAGGGCCTTGTGGAACTGGATTTATATGGCGCTATACGTGTGGGTTTGCGTATGGACGGTACTATACCACCCGGAGCACATCCCGACAGTGGTTACAGTGAGCGGCAGCGTCGTAGGGATTATCTTCACGGGCTATGTATTAAGCAAAGCCTATGAGAAAAGCCGAAATGACAACAACGGAGATCAGAG